ACGGCGGCCCGCAAGACCAAGGAGAACACGGACCTGCACGCGAGGCTGGACGCGGTGATGCCGACGATCCAGACGCTGGCCCAGAAGTACCACGTGGATCTCAACGACCTGCCCAAAGCGATGGAGACCATCTTTGCCAGCATGGACGATGACGTGGAGTTCTGGGCCGAGGAAGCGGCCGAGCACAACATGGACGTGGACGCGTACAAGGAGTATCGGCGCATGGAGCGCCAGAACAGGGAGCTGGTGGAGCGTGAGGCCCGCCAGAGAGGCGAGAGCCAGGCGCAGCAGCAGCTCGCCCGCTGGAACAGCGAGGCGGAGCAGCTCCGGGCGAAGTTCCCGGGCTTTGACCTGCAGCGCGAGGCGCAGGACCCCAACTTCCAGGCGATGCTCCGCGCCGGCGTGCCCATGGAGCACGCATACAAGGTGCTGCACATGGACGAGATCGTCAATCAGGAGCGCATGACGACCGCGGCGGCCACAGAGGAGCGCGTGGTTGCAAACGTGCGGGCGAGAGGCGCGCGGCCCAAGGAGGCCGGCAACGCCACGTCCAGCGCGTTTGTGACCAAAAACGACGTCTCCAAGCTGACCAAGGCCGACCGCGCAGAGATCGCAAGACGCGCGGCGAGAGGAGAAAAAATCTCCTTCTGACGCCGTGCAGGGCTAAGAGAGGAGACTAATAATGCTCAACAATATCTATCTGCTGGAGCTCAATCTGGCGCTGTTTGCCGCTTATGACGGCGGCCCCAACAACAGCTACGGCATCCAGCTCAACACCAACACGACCGGCCAGCAGTCGCTGTCGGTCGAGATGAAGACCTACTACAGCGACTATCTGATCGACCTTGCCGAGCCCGAGCTGGTCCACGATCAGTTCGGCCAGAAGCATCCGATCCCGAAGAACGGCGGCAAGACCATCGAGTTCCGGCAGTACCAGACGCTGCCCGAGCTGACCACTCCGCTGGTTGAGGGCGTGACGCCCGACGGCCAGAGCCTGAGCGTCAGCAACCTGGAGGCGACCGTCAAGCAGTACGGCGGCTACGTCACCATCTCGGACATCCTGCAGCTGACGGCCATCGACAACAACGTCGTGCAGGCCACCAAGCTGATCGGCAGCCAGGCCGGCCGCTCGCTGGACACCATCACCCGCGAGGTGCTGAACGGCTCTACGCCTGCCGGTGACTACCAGGTACAGTACGCAGAGGGCCAGGTGGCCAGCCGCGCGGCGCTGTACTACACCAGCGCCAGCGACAACTGCAACCTGACCGCGGACGCGATCAGAAAGGCCGTGCGCACGCTCGAAAAGCAGAGTGCGCCCAAGATCAACGGCAAGTATGTGGGCATCATCCATCCCGACGTCAAGTATGACCTGATGGCCGATTCCAAGTGGCGCAACCCCCACGAGTACCAGGACACCACCGAGATCTACGACAACGAGATCGGCGAGCTGTACGGCGTCCGCTTTGTGGAGAGCCCCAGAGCCAAGGTGTGGGAGGGCGCAGACCTCGCCAGCGACAGCAGGACCCTGCTGATCAACCACGCCAACGGTTACAGCGGCGCGATCACCTCCGTCGCCTTTGACGGCGGCACGGTGGCGCAGAACGCCCTGGTGGGCCGCATGATCAGCATCAACGGCGTCACGGCCAAGATCACTGCCAACACGGCGAGCGCGCTGACGTTTGCCAGCACCAATTTCGGCAGCATTTCCGACAACGCCGTTATCTATCCCGGTGAGGGCGGCGCCGCCGGCGTGACCGTGTACAGCACCCTGATCATCGCGGACGACGCCTACGGCGTGACCGAGGTGACCGGCGGCGGTCTGGAGCACATCGTCAAGCAGATGGGCTCCGCCGGCACGGCTGACCCGCTGAACCAGCGCGCCACCGTCGGCTGGAAGGCCACCAAGGTGGCGGAGATCCTGGTGCCCCAGTACATGGTGCGCATCGAGACCACCGCCAGCAAGTAGCAGACAAGACAGGAGGACAACACAATGGCTACCAAGGACAAGGATAACATCGAGCAGGTCGAGCAGCCCCAGGTCGCGGAGTTGCCCGATCCCGAGGAGCTTGTGACCTTTACGGCCCCGATGATCTCGACGGGCGACCCGCATGACATCTACATGAGCGTCAACGGTGAGAACATCATGATCAAGCCCGGGGAGACCGTGAAGATCAAGCGCAAATTCTTGCTGGCATACGAGGACGGTATGCGGCAGCATATCGCGGCCGTCCGCTATCAGCAGGGACTGGTCAAGAACAGCAACAAGCCTGCGGCAGAGCTGTAGGACAACAAGCCCCGGGGGACAGGCGCCCCCGGGGCACAATTGGAGGTGAGAGGATATGCTGATTTCTGAGGCGATCAGTCTGGCGGAGCATCGGACGGGCCAGGTGGTGGAGCAGGCGCTGCAGCTGCGGTGGCTGAGTACGCTGGACGGGCAGATCGCGCTGGAGTTTTACGGCGCGGACGCCTGGACGGCCTACGGCACGGACGACCTGTCGTGTGAGCTGCTGATCCCGCTGCCGTGGGATATCGCGTACAGCTACTATATCTCGGCGCTGACGTACCACACAAACGGCGAGTATGACCGCTATGCCAACGAGTGGGCGCTGTTCGAGAGCGAGCTGGAGAAGTTCAAACGCTTCGTGCGGCGGACGAACGACCCCGTGTGCAAGTGCCTGATCTGCGGGCGTAACGGCGGGACGGACGTGACGATCCCCACGGGCTGCAACCACGGGCGGATGTGGTATCTGTCGGCGTATGCTCTGGCCTGCAAGCACGGATTCGCCGGCACGCCGGAGGAATGGCTGGACAGTCTGGTCGGGCCTCCGGGCGCGGACGGTGAGGACGGGGTGGACGGTACTGTGAGCTGGGACGAGCTGACGCCGGAGCAGCAGGCGAGCCTAAAGGGCCCGAAGGGCGACAAGGGAGACAAGGGCGATACCGGTGCAACAGGACCGGCGGGACAGAACGGAACCAACGGGACCAACGGCACAAACGGGCAGGACGGTTTCTCGCCAATTGCAAGCGTCAGCAAGGTGGGCGACACGGCGACGATCACCATCACGGACAAGATCGGCACCACCACGGCGACCGTAAAGGACGGCGTGAGCGTGGCGTACCAGCCTGCGGCGAGCCAGGTGATCTATACGTGGGCGAGAGAGCGCAGGGCGTGCGAGGGCACAGACAACCCTTCCGGCGGCATGCTGCGCCTTACGCTGGAGGACAACGGATCAGAAAGCTGGACGCTGCAGTATGCAGACAGTTTCAAGGTGGAGACCGGCTTTGTGCTGGAAAGTCCCACTTCTCATACAGGCACGTGGACGGCGGCAGACGCGCAGACGGCGCTGCGGGGCAAGTATGTGGGCAACAGCTCCAGCTCCGGCACGCAGAGCTTCAACGTGATCTACTACATCCCTGCGGACGCGGTGATCACCGGCGGAACCAACAGCGGCGCGGTGCTCAACGTGAGCAAGTGGACGAGCTACAACATCAACGACGCCGTCACAACGGTCATGTCGAGCATCGCCACGAGGACGGCGCACAGATACCCGGAGCCCTCCGGCTGGGGCATCGACGAGGACGACAGCGACGTCTTTTACACCTACATCGGCGAGGCCGTGACCACCGAGGTCATCGCCGTGCCGGTGCTGTTCTGGATCGGCACGCAGGCTGAGTATGACGCCTTGACGGCGCACGATCCCAACGTGCAGTACATCATTGTGGGGGCGACAGTATGATTTATCTCGGGCGCGATCCACATGTAGGCCGGTATGTGCACGGGAAGCAGGCGGAGCGGATATACCGCGGGAATAACCTGATATGGCCGTGCCCGACATTGCTTACAGTGCACATTACAAGCGACCTGGAGCAGACGCTCTACATAACCCAAAGCGGACCCCACAGCGTGGAAATCTTTTGGGGCGAATGGTGGAAACCGGAGGAGACATACGCGGGCGAATATATAGACGGCGTGTACTACGTGACCGCGACGCACAGCTACTCATCTACCGGAGACTATGTAATCCAGCTGACGCCGCGGAACGGCGGGACATGGACGCCCGGGGGCATGATCGATGCGGGGGAGGACAGTGCAGAGGTCAGCATCCTCGGACGAGGAGTGGCAAAAGAGGGCACGGCTGCAGCGTTGACGAGGGTACGGCTGGGTGACGGAATAACGAAGGGCCCGATGCGGAACCTGGCGTTTGCTGCCTCGACGAACCTTATGGATATCAACATCTCCCCGGCGATGACGAGTATCGGCAGGAGCCTAAACGCGCCATCAGGCGTCGCGTCTCCGTTCAGCGGGTGCGCAAGGCTTGAGAGCATCACGATCCCGGACACGGTAGACGTGATGGCTGCTCACAGTGTGCAGAACTGCCAAAAGCTCAAGTACGCAGAAATCGGAGCAAAAAGAGTGCTGTCCGCAGCATTTGCCTCTAACGAGAAGTTGGAAAAGGTGTGGATCAGGGATACGGTTGCCAGAATAGAGTATGGCTCGGTCGGCGCGACCAACCAAGGCCCCTTCGATGGCTGCCCAAGCTCATGCGTGATCTACTGTGAAAGCCCGGGGCCGAAGGCAGGCTGGGACACCGGTTGGCAATGGCGGGGCCGGAATGACCCGTTGACGGTCGTCTACAATCAGCATACGCGGCCGTGGTAGGAGGACGTATGGAGATATACAGGACGAGCGACCCGGCGGCCGCGGTGCGGCGATACCGGGAGTGCATGGCCGGACACGAGGGGCTGATCATCTGCAAAGCAGAGGGGCACTTCGTGGAGACCGGCGGGCTGGCGACGCTGGACAGGGACGCCTGCGCGCGGCTCAATATCCCGGTGGCGGAGGCGGAGTATCTTGGCGGCAGCATCGTGGTGATGCCGGGCGACCTTGACCTTTGCCGTGTCACGTGGGGCACCGTGGACTGGGCGCCTGAAATGATGGACCGCGTGGAAGCGTGGCTGCGGGCGCGAGGAATCGCCGTGACGCGAGACCGGAACGACCTGCTGGCCGACGGGAAGAAGGTAGCCAGCTGGGCGCGGGCGACGAGCTATGACGGCTGGTGCATGAGCGTGATGCACTTTTCCGTCGGGCCTATGGATTTGGAACTGGTGCGGAGCATCTGCACAAAGGAAATGATGAAGACGCCGGGAAGCCTGGGTGAGTACGGAATCACGGCGGAAGATATTCTGGCCCTGCTGGGGCCCTATGAAGACACGGCCGTGGTAACAAGGAGGAAATGACAATGGCATACGCGATCACGAAGCGGATCGTCAGGGATGACGGGACGGAGTATATCAATGCGGTGCTGGACGCCGACGCGGACCTGCAGAGTTTGACGGGCACCTACGCCCCCGGCAGCACGGCTGTGGTGGCCGACAAAGGCAAAACCTACATGGTCAACGCGTCGGGCGTCTGGAAGGTGGTGCGCGAGTAATGACGGTACGCGAGATGACAGACATGATCCGGTTGGGCGGCGGCTCCGGCGGTGGTGGCTCCGCCGGTGTGGAGATCATCGAGCTTGGCGCGCAGGCGAGCGCCATGCTGGTGCGGGCGCTTATGCGTATTGAGACGGCGCTTGCCCCGGGCAGCGCCCAGCCTGACGCCGCACTCATGTTTGAGCTGGACGGCGATTTTTCGGGGGCGCTTTCGGCGGCGATTGATGCGCTGGAAAGAGGCAAGACGCCGGTTTTCCTCGTCGAGGCAACCGAGGGGATGGATTACCCAATGAGTCTGATCCCGACCTCGGTCTCGCTCGCTCTGCCCGCGGGCATTACATTCAATACGTCGTTCAGCGATTCGATCCCGGACGGCGAGGGCGGCACAGTATATCACACATGGCTTTTTACCGTCATTGTCCTGGCCGACCAAGCGCGGCTGATTGGTAGGCGTCTTGACGCCGACTCGTATTAAGGAGGTGCGACATGGCATACGCAATCACGGCCAGCAAGTGGCTTGGAGATAAGAAATACATCGAGGCGGTGCTGGACAGTGCGTCTGATCTGGCGGCGCTGGGGGACGGGTACGCGCCCGATTCCCGCGCCATCGTGGCAGAGGGCGGCGCGGCGTATATGACCGACGCCAGCGGGCATTGGCAGGAGCTGGGCAGCCCCGGCGGGGGCGGTGTGACTCCCGCTGACAACGGCAAAGTCGTCGTCAACGGTCAGTTGACGGAGCAGACCGCGCGCACGGTGACGAGCAACGACACCTACGACACGACCGCCAACAACAGCGTGACCGTTGCCGTGCCGATACAGCAGTCCAAGAGCGTGACCATCGACGAGGCGGGCACTGTGACCATCACGCCGGACAGCGGTTACGAGGCGATGGGGGAGGTCGTGGTCACAGCAGAGGTGCCGAGCGTGTCGACGATGACCCTTTTCGCACATGTTGAAAACGGGCAGACAACCCCACATTTCGCCACGGTTGGCGTAACGTGCGGTGCTGCGCTTTTGGGGAAAACCGCGGCTATTGCCGTCGCTGACGGGGACACAACCAGCGGGACTTATGTTGTTTTTTCGATAAGCACAGGTGCTGCCACTGTTGTTTTTTGGCGAGGAACTGACGAGACTAAAATTACTGCCGCTCGTTCGTCAAGTGGATGGACAATAACAGGCGCAACAAGTCTCGATATGTATAGGGCTTCCATAGTCCTTCCGGACAGCGAGTAACGCCATGAGCTACTACAACCAGTACAACAAGTAAGGCGGTGATTTAATGCCACGTGGATTTTTGGACCTGGACGTGCAGTTTCCGCGGCTGGAGGGGATGGAGGACGACCGGGCGCGGTTTATCAGCATAGAGGACCACGAGCGGATGATGCTGGAGAACCTGCGGTACATCCTGCGCAACATCGGGCCGGACAACTTCAACCAGGCCGAAGTGATCGCGTGGCTGCTGAGCCTGGGCCTCGGCAAGGGCGGGGAGCGGTACGACATGAGCCTGGAGGCGGCGTATGAAGTGCAGACCGCGGGGCTGATCGAGCGCACGTACAGCCTTGAGAGCTTGACGGCGGAGACAATGACGGCGGCCGCGGCGCTGACGAGCGCTACGGCGACCATGGCAGCATACAGCACGAGCACGAGCGCCGCAACGGCGCAGGGGGCCATCCGAGCAACCGCCGGGAGCGTGACGGCAGTGCCGGAGATCATAGCACGGGGAGGGTAAGACATGGCAGGTGTATGGACAAACAACTGGAACAACATGAGACGGAGCATGGCGGCGGGCATAGCAAGCACTGATCTTGGCGTGGTTTACAACACATCCGGCAATGCGATATCGTCGGCAAATGTCTTCTATTCGCAGTACCCGGTTGCGGGCCCAATGAGCCCGCTACACGGCGGCAGGGGCTCGGGCGGCCAAGGGGTCGTCGGCGTGCCCTTTGGCACCAGCGACACGACGCCGGCGGTGACGAATAACTACCTGGGTGAAGCGTTTACATCCGGGTTGTCTTATGTGGACGCCGTCAATGGGACAGAGACGTATAACGCCAGCACGGGCGTTGCGACCAGAACAGACTATGTGACGGTCATGAACACGGCAGGGGAGGACAAGATCGTCCGCGAGTGGGGCATCGTTGGGCGGTTGAACGGGGCCGACGTCCTGCTGTACCGCGCGGTGCTGGACGTGCCGATCACGCTGCCGCAGTATTACAGCCTCAAGCTGACGATCACGCGGACGATGCAGCTGGAGGTGCTGGAATGATGCTGCCGGATATCCCATACAAGACGCGCACCAAAAAGGTGATGCAGACGCAGTTCGGCGGGCTGGACCGCCGGAAGGCGGCCGGGAACGGGACGATCGAGAGAATGCAAGACATGTCGAGCGACGCGTGGCCGATGATCTGCCGGCGGAAGCCGAGGACGTATTTCACAGCTCTGGAGGGCGAGCCGCGGGGGTTCTTCGCAAACGGCGGGACGATCTTTGTTGTGGACAAGACGTCGGGCGGCGCGGTCCTCAAATGCGCGAGCTACAAGCCGGACTCCGCGTGGGCCCCGTCGCTGGATATGCTGGAGACCATCGGGACGCTGCCGGGCAGTGCGGACAGCAGGCGGCATTTTGCGGCCCTGGGCGAGCGCGTGGTGATCTGGCCGGACAAGGTGATCGTCTATTATGATACGACGACGGTGCCGGTCGGCTGGAGGATGGAGAGCCTGGGCGCCGGGACGGCGCCGGGCGACCTGACGGGCGGGACCATCGGGGACGGCACCTATGCGGGCGTGCAGGCGGAGCTGAACACGCTGTACCATCCGAACGCGAGCTTCGACTGGACGACGTTGTTCAAGGAGGGCGACGGCCTGACAATCAGCGGCACGTCCGGCCGGCAGAACGACATGACCGTTGTGGTGCGGGAGATCGAAGGGAATCAGCTGCGCTTCAACGTCAACACGTTTGCGGCGGAGGAGACGCTGAGCAATGCGGTGACGGTGAAGCGGGCCGTGCCGGACCTGGACTACATCTGCTCGAACGAGAACAGGGTGTGGGGCTGCAAGGACGACACGATATGGGCCTGCAAGCCCGGAGACCCGCGCAACTGGTATGTGTTCGACGGCATATCGACGTCCAGCTGGTTTGTTCAGAGCGGCACGGCGGGCAGGTTTACGGGGTGCGTCTCTTACGGCGGCTACCCCGTTTTTTTCAAAGAGGACCAGATCATCAAGGTTTACGGCAACCGGGCGACAAATTACGAGCTTTCGACGGCGCCGCAGCCGGGCGTGATCGACGGCGCGGACAGGAGCCTGGCTGTGGTGGGTAGCGCGCTGATGTATCTGAGCAGGGACGGCTTTGTCCAGTACACGGGCAGCTATCCGCGGAAGATCGATGCGGCCCTGGACACGCGGTATGTTGACGCGGTGGGCGGAAACGACCGCATGAAGTATTATGTATCGGCAAAGCAGGCAGACGGCACGGATGAGATGCTGGTGTACGACATCCGCTACGGGTGCTGGCACCAGGAATCCGGCACGGCGGCGTACATGGCGTACAGCTACGGGCTGGTGTCGCTGATGCACACGAGCCTGGGCAATGAGGAGGCCACGTGGTGGATCGTGATCCTCGGCGACCCGGTGACGCTGCCGCCGGAATACGCGGGCACAGAGGTTCCGTATTACTGGGTAAACTACGTGGAGTTCGGCGACTGGGACATGCAGAGCTTCGACAGCAAATACCCGACAAGGGTATGGCTGAGAGTGGACGGGACGCCGGACGCGCGGCTGAGCAGCGAAGACCCGAGCATGAGCATTTTGGTGGCCGTTTCGTATGACGGCGCAGAGTTTGAGAACGCGGGGCAGTTTTTCCTGCCGGAGGCCCGAAAGAGCGCCTACCTGCCGCTGCCGATCCGGCGGTGCGATCATTTCAGGCTGCGGATAACGGGCGTGCTGGGCGCGTGGACGCTGCGGGCCATCGAAATGGAGCTGTACGCCGGGCCGGAGAGCAGAATCCCATAAGGAGGGGAGAGACATGAGCAGCGCAAGCATCAGGAAAAAGACAAAGAGCGACGCGCAGATCCGCGCGGAGAACGAGGCGAAGCGCGAGGCCGCGGGGCTGAACGACCACAAGAGGACGACGCCGCACGTGACGGAGCGGATCGACAAGCCCACGGGTGATTATGACCTCTTTGACCTTGTGGGCAAGAGCTGGGGCGGCGGCCAGAGCGGCGACACGTACATCGACCCTGTTAAGAACAGGGCGTACTACGCGCCGGAGACGCCGGCCACGGGCGTGCAGGGCGCTTCGGACGTGGGGACGGGCTACCCGGGGCTGTACCCGCAGTACGGGCCCACGGGCGGCGCGAACAACGCGCTGCCGGGGCTGACGGGGACCGGGACCGGAAACGTGCCCGGCGTGGGCGGTATGGCCGCGCCGGCGGCCGCGGGCGGCGGCAAGGACTACACGACGCTGGGCGGGCTCCAGGCACAACTCAACACGGCGCTGGATTTGCTCAACGGCCGCGGGGAGTTCCAGTACGACGTGGAGCGTCCCATGGACAACTACAACCGGGCCATGGAGCTGCAGCAGCAGCTTGAGAACCGCGAACCGTTCTCGTACAACTACCAGGACGACCCGCTGTGGGGCATGTATAAGCAGGCGTACACCCGGGAGGGCGTGCGCGCCCAGGAGGATGCGCTGGGGAAGTATGCGGCCATGACGGGCGGCATGCCGTCCTCGGCGGCCATTGCGGCGGCACAGCAGCAGCGCAACTACTACAATGCGCAGATGACGGACATGATCCCGGAGCTGCAGAAGCTCGCCTACGACATGTACGTCAAGGACTACGACATGGCCCGGAACAACATCCTCAACAGGATCGACCTGGCCAACACGGACGACAGCATGTACACCAGCGACCGGAACTTCGCCCGGAACGTGTACAGCGATTACAATAACTTGCTGTATGACAGGGCCAACATCTTCGGCGACCTGTACACGAGCCAGCGCAACTACGATTACCAGGCGGCGCGAGATGCGATCGAGGACGCACGGTACGCGGACGAGACGGCGTACAGCAGGGGCCGTGACGCGATCAATGATGAGCGGTATGACCGGGAGTGGGACTACGGTGTGAGCCAGGACGAGCTGGCGCGTCAGGACGCGCTGGCCAAGACGGCGGCGTCCATGGGCGACTTCTCGCGGTACGAGGACATGGGCATTGACGCCTCGCAGGCAAACGGGACGATGTATGCCTACGGCGACGGCGGGCAGACCTACACCATCGGCAGTGGCCGGGGCAAGTCCTTTGTTGAGAGCGCGCAGCCCGGGCAGACGATGACCGGCGGCGACGGCAGCCAGTGGCGCAAGAACGAGGACGGGTCCGTCACGATCACCAGGGGCGGGCAGACCTACACGCTGGCGGTGCCCCAGGAGCCGACCGCGGGACTCGGCGGCGAGGGCTCCATCTATACGCAGCTGGCCAACCTGGGCGCGCGGGACTATGGCACGGCCTATGAGCTGCTGCGCATGGGCGGTTTCAGCGAGACGGACAGCAACCGATACGCCAAGGCGTTCGAGGAGAGCTACGGCGGCGGGGGCAATTATTCCTCCGGCGGCGGTGGCGGAAACGGCGGCGGAAACGGCGGGAAGAAGTCGAGCGAGGAGACGAGCGTCAAGGAGGACAAGCCGTCCGGGAAGCTCACCGTCGGGAATAATCATACCGAGGACTGGGTGGACATCGAAGGATACGGCCGCGTGACCGGCGATCGTCTGGATCAGCTGCTTGCGAACCAAACGGTCAAGATGTACGTCGAAAACGGTAAAGTCTATTACAGGCTGGCCAAGCCCGTCAGCGGCATTGGCATCGAATAAGGGGGCTCGGCAATGAAGATAAGTGATGTTCTGAAAAAGTGGACCCCCGAAGAGGAAGAGGAGGAGACCTCGGTAAAGCGGACCGGGGTCTCCTCTGCAAACAATTCGGGCAATGTCAAAAGCAAGATGAAAGTGAGCGACGTAACCGACAAGTGGAACAGGTCGTATACCGTCGCAACCGATAAACACCGCAAGCCGGAAGAGCGGAAAACCAAGTGGACGTACACCTTCACGCAGCCGGAGGACGAGTGGCGATTCCCGGAGCCGGAGGCGCAGTCTCAGACCGGCGTGGGCGGCATGGCGCAGGGCTTTTACTGGGGCGACAACTGGACCGGCGACGGTTCCGGGCGCACGTGGTCGGCGCTGGGCGACCGCGAGATGATGACGGACAAGCAGCGCGCGCTGGCTGACAGGCTGGCGGAGTACAACACACTGTCCACGAGGCCGGACTTTAAAAAGTACAGCACCTACGACCCGAGCCTTGTCGACGACCCGCTGTACGGCGCCGTGAACGGCGACCGGCAGGCGCAGATCGCGCTGCAGAAGGAGGACCCGGAGGGCCTGCGGGCGATGATCGGCACGGACAAGAGCTTTGCCCGCCAGATGAATCCGTATGAGCTGAGCCGGTACAACTACATCCGCACGACCCGCGGCGCGGAGGCCGCGGACCAGTACCTGGAGGACATCCGCAGCGACCTGCAGAGCAGGCAGATGGACGAGAGGCTGAGCAAGGCGGAGGCGTTTGCGGACAGGCATCCCGTCGGGGCGCAGCTGCTGTCCTATGCGATGCCGAGCGAGCTGGGCATTTACGGCGCAGTCGGGGACTGGGCAAAAGGCGAAAAGCTCGATCCGAACGCCGGGTACAGGACGTGGAGCCGGATGCAGACGGCGCTGAGAAGCGCGGACAGCAGTGCGGTTGAGCGTGAGGTCAGCCTTCATTTCGGCGAGGCCGCGGGCAAGCTGGCCGGGAAGGGTTACAATCTGCTGACGAGTTACTCGGACAGTCGTATCAACCAGCTTATGTTCCCGGGAATGGAGGCGGTGCCTCTGCTGCGCATGGGCGCACAGGCGGCGTCTCACGCGCTGGATGAGGCACAGGCCCGCGGTCTGAACGACAACCGGGCGCTGGCGCTGAGCCTGATCGCCGGCGCGGCGGAAGTGGCGACAGAGCAGTATTCCCTTGAAGCGCTGCTCAATGCCGATCCCGTGAACGAGGGCATGATCAGGACGCTCTTCAAGCAGATGGCTGCGGAGGGCAGCGAGGAAATGGCCTCCGAGGCGATCAACGCGGTGGCGGATTACATGATCAGCGGCGACAAGGCCGAGGCGCGCCAGAGCTACTTCAAGCACATCAACGAGGACCACATGTCGCCGGAGAAGGCGAGGCTTGCGGTCTGCGCAGAAATCGCGGGACAGATTGTCGAGTCCGGCATCGGCGGCGCGCTGATGGGCGGCCTGGGCGGCGTTACGATCGCCGGCATGTCCGAGCTGGGCGCATATCAGACGGGCAGAGACCTGCACACGATGACCCAGAGCTACGAGGTGCCGGGCAGCAGGTTCCAGCACGCGGCAGACTGGGGCGACGTGCAGCGCGGCGTGATCACAGCGGCGCAGCAGCAGCCCGTGGGGACGCGCGCCAAGACGCTGGGAGATCAGGCACGGGCGAAGATCGACGCGGGCGGACAGCTGAGTGACCTGGAGTTCGGCCGGCTGTACACGGCCCTGGACGCCCAGCAGCAGGCGCTGCAGGAGCGCACCGACGAGCGCGTGCGCGAGAAGCTGCAGCAGCAGGGCGAGGACATCGAGCGCCAGACCCAGGACACGCTGCTGGATCTGGCCCGCGACAAGGTGGCCGAGGAGACCGGCGTGGACATGACGCAGGCGGTTGAGGAGGCCCCGGCGGAATCGCGCCAGAATGAGGCGAGAGCCGCTGAGACTGCGCAGAAGGAAACTGCCCGCGCCGAGGAGAAAACGAGCCGTAGCGAGGAGCGGAGCGAAGCGGCGGAGGTCGAGGACGAGACCGAGTTCGTGGAGCTGGGCGGCGAAGAAAACGAGGCCGCGTTTGCCGAGCTGCAGGGCGAGGAGGAGACACGGGCCGAGGCTCCGCAGACGCAGACGCAGGAACGCACCAGCCCGTCGCTGCGGACGATGAACACGCGGATGACGGAGGCATACAAGGAGGCGTTTGACCCGGCTCAGCTGGAGAAGGTGAAGAGCGCCTTCGGGGAGGCCGGGCAGAAGGCGCTGACGGACAACTACAAGGGCGAGCAGATGACGGCGCCCTACGTGCGCGGCTTTATGGCGTTTTACAACGCCGGTCTGACCGGGACGCGTGCGTCCGACGTGAGCCTCGGAGCGAGGACGCTGATCTCCACCGACACGGCGGTGCGGGCGTGGGCCGCAGGGCGGCAGGATGCGCAGGCGAAAACCGCGCAGCTCAAGGCGCAGAAGGGCAGCGTGGCCGTGGTGCAGAATCCCGGCATCGATTACTCGGACGCCAAGACGAGCGAGTGGGCCGCGAAGAACGGCGAGACGGCCAGACGGGTGAATCAGCTCACGAAGGCCCTCGGTATGAGCATGACGGTGGAGGACATCATCAGGGTCGGCAAGACCGGCGAGGCAAACGCCCAGCTGCTGAACGCGCGCCTGACGCTGTCCAACAACGCGGAGAAACGCACGGCAACGTACCGCGGCGAGAACATCAGCAATCCCGTGATGTGGACCATCGGCCACGAGGTGGGCCACCGCCTGCGCGAGCTGGCGCCGGAGGCGTTTGACGCGCTGACGAAGACCATGCCGCAGGAGGCAGTGCGGGACATCGAGTGGCAGCAGTACGCCTATGCCAAGGCCGGCGTGGACGAGAAGTTCGAGAGCGCGGCGGAGGAGGCTGCGGCCAACTACGTGGCCGACCTGCTGGAGGGCGGTCAGGTGCTGGACGAGTTTATTGACCGGCAGACGCGCGCCGGGAACAGGAACGTGCTGCAGAAGCTCGGCGACATGATCCGCAGAGTGTACCGCGACGTCAAGGCGTACCTGTCCGGCGACGAGGCCAGAGCGATCCGCCAGAGCATCAAGAAGCTGGAGGCGGCGCTGGACGCGGCGGCGGAGCAGGCGAAGAAGAACGCGAAGAACGGCGTGACCGCGGAGGCGAAGGCTACCCAGCAGGCGCTGTATCACGACGCGACGACGGCGGCCGAGGTCGAGGCGTCCGGGCCGGATTACTCTCTGGTCATGGATCAGGCGCTGCTGGACCGGCTGAACAGCGAGGACACGGTGACGGTTTACCGCGCGATGCAGCTGATCGACGGTGAGCTGTATCCGCCGATGGCGGCGAAGGTCAAGAGCGCGGACGGCAAGAAAACGCTTGTGGAGCCCACGAAGATCGGCGACTGGTACCAGGCGGACGAGCACCCGGAGCTGGTGAAGAACGGTAAGTTCGAGCTGGACAAGGGGAATGGCAGCAGTATCAATGCCGCGTACAATCCGTACTTCCACACGAGCGCGTCCCCGCTGAATGACCAGTTTTCGTCTGCCTATG